CTGTAACACTTCAAGACTATGCAGATCTATCAACATCTGTTAGCGGTGTTGGTAAAGCAAACGCTTCTGCAGAAACTTGGACTTCTGTGACTGTCTATATTGCGCCAAGTAGAAGCAGTATTGACTCAGACTTAGCACCTGGATTAGATGATCTAGGAGATCCAACTCTTGAGTATGATCGTTTAAAAGCAGACATTGAGACTTACTTAGAAGACAAGATCTTGCTTGGAACAACCGTAACAATACAGCCACCTACTTATGTGGACCTTATTATAACTTTGCAATATGCAAAACTAACCCAGTACACAACAGCAGAAGTTGAACTTGCAATAAAGCAGGCTCTATTAACTTCTTTTGGATACAACGGAATGGACTTCCAAGACACCATTTATCCTCAAGATATTGAGTTTGCTTTAAACCAAGTTCCTGGAGTAAAGACACTAAAAGTAACGGTACTTCATATTGAAGGAGACACAGGACTCAAGACAGTCATTGGAGCAGCGGATGAAATTTTCCGATTCCAAGAAAGTAACATAAGTATTGGAACTATCTGATGCATGGCGGCTTAATCAAACGTTTATACGGAGTATACCGTGGGGTTGTTCAAGACAACAGAGACCCACAAACACAACGCCGATTAAAGGTACAGGTTCAAACTACAGGAGTTGAGATTACTGACTGGGCTTGGCCTATGGAACCTTCCAGCATCCACACTGAAGTCCCAGTAGTTGGACAAGGTGTGTGGGTTTCATATGTTGGTGGAGACCCTGAGTATCCAGTGTGGTCTGGGTCTTTTGGTAAAAACCAAGGTAAGAACAAACAAATTTTTATCAAGCCATTGGCTGATACTGTTTCTTTGACGGGGTTGACTCCTTACTTGCAAACAATCAAAAAAACAGACGGCACTATTGAGGTAGATTTAACAGACACCCTAATGCTCATGGCAAATAAATTAAAGGCATATGAGACACGAATTGCGTCTTTAGAGTCTCAACTAGTTACTCTTCACAATACTTTGGCTACTAGAACTACAGCGTCACATACCCACGGTAGCAACGGGTAAGTAGTTCAGGCAGTAAATAGGCGGCAAAACCGAGAAAATAGACCGACAGGTCTGGAAGGAAGTACAGCGTGACAGCATCATATCCCGCAGCGGTTAAGTCCTTTGTTACAAGGGTTGACTTTGCTGACACAATCCTGGCCGAACACGTCAACAGTCTTCAAGAAGAAGTCAACTCTCTTCAAGCAAACCTCGGAACTCTCATCAAGACTGGTTCTGGTTGGGTTGGAAATTTTGACCAGGTCACCACAGCCTGGGATTCTCTAAAGGATCGTCTTGCTAACATTGAATACGGACTTGCTGATGTGTGGAATGCCGTCCCTGTAGGTGGATCTACTGGACAAGTTCTCACTAAAACTTCTGGAACTGATTACGCCACACAGTGGTCAACCATTAATGCCCTTCCTTCTCAGTCAGGAAACAGTGGGCGTTACTTAACAACGAACGGAACAAACGCATCATGGCAAGTAGTAGCAACAGGAGCAGACGCATTTAGTCAGTTCTTACTTGCTGGCTGTTAGGATTAGACCGTGGCAAAATACGGTAACGTTGTTTATGGTGGTGCTAAGTACGGCGTAACCCCAAAATTGGCTTACTCAGTTGAGCCTATGGCTGTTACTGTCTTAGACTTTATAAGAGTTCAAATTGAGTGGCAATCTCCAACAGGTACCTTTACAAAAATTAAACTTGTAAGAAATCAATTTGGATTTCCAGAAAATTCTGAAGATGGACTCACTATCTGGGAAGAGGCTGCTACAGAAGGAACAGTAAGTAGATCTTACTTTGTAGATGGAGAAGATAACCCAAATCAAACACCAATTGTAAATGGGCGTCAGGTTTACTACACAATGTTTCTATTTACAAATCAAAAGATTTGGGTTAATGCTGGACAAATTACAGATTTGATGCCGTTAGATCACGGCGTACATAAAAAAATAATGGATATTATTCCTAAGGTATTTACAAGTGAAATCCAGAGCCCTCTTGGAGTTACGGATGAGACCTCTGCTCTCTATAACTTCATGGGAGGAATTTCTTTTACGCACGAACAATTTTTGTCTCAACTAGATGTGCTAAGACCACAGCATTCTTCAGAAGGAATAGCGTTCTCAACTTTAGAACAAAACTCTTTCAGTGTTGGACTTGTTCCAGAACCAGCGCTACCAGTTAAAAATCAGAAGAGACTTATCCGTGAAGCACTGTATATGTACTCTCACAAAGGAATGAAGAGCGGTATCGATGCTTATGCAGAGTCCCTCACAGGATTTGCACCAACAACAACTCTGTCACCTAACTTACTACTGTCAGTTCAAGACTCAACTTTCTATAACTCTATTGGTAATTGGACAAAAACAAATGCAGTCCTAACATCTAGTACTGAGCAAGTTCCAGCAACTGGAACCAACGTCATTGATAACGTCTACACAGGTAAACTTGTTGCGGCTTCTTCTGGCGCTATGCAACTAGGGAATACCGCACCAATAACACGGGGAGTCCCAGTACTTCCAAGCACCGAGTACACAGTGTCTTGCAAACTTAAGTCACCTTCTAGCGCTGGAAACATCACTCTCTCTGTAAAGTTCTATGACAAGAATGCTACCATCACAGGTACTACACAATCAGCAACAGCAGTGGCTGCAAACAACACCTGGAAGAGCGCCTCAAAAACATTTACAACTCCAGCAGATGCATCTTATGTAAGTATTCAGATCGCTTACAGTGCAGCAGGCACATACTACTTAGATCAAGTATGCCTTCAACTTGGAGCCGCTGTTGCCTTTGACGAAGCAAGAGCAATCTCTGTATTCCTTGACTCTGCAAAAATTAACTACATCAAGAACCCATCTTTTGAAGTAGACGCTTCTACTTGGACATCTACTGGTGCTACTTTTACTCAAAACGCTGCAGTCCCAACTGACGGTTACTCAGGTACTTACAGTGGACAATTTGTTGTGGCTACCACAGGAAATATCAAGACTAATTACAACATCCCAGTAACTGCTGGTAAGTACTACACCCTGTCGTTCTATGTATCATCAAGCAACTCAGTTAAAGTCACTGGAACTATTGAGTTCTATGATGCAAGCAATAACTTGCTAAAAAATTTTGCGTCCGAGTTCAATATCACTAGTTCTTTTAGTCGAGTAAATTTGACTGCACTAACTGACTCAGGATCAGCGGTGTCTTACGCAAAGGTTAAGATCTCCTTTACTCGCGCTGGTACTTACCGTCTAGACCTTGTACAGTTTGAAAAGTCACAGACTGCAACAGAGTATTTTGATGGCTCTCTTCCTTCGGATTATGGTGCTGTCTGGGAAGGCACAGATCACGCCTCCTACACCCACATGTACCCTAACAAGCCATTAAAGATCCCTAGGTTAGGTAAGACGCTCAATGACTGGGTTGTCCCTAACACCTTCTGGCGATTGTCTACCTATGATGGGGTGGAATATACCAACCTGACGGTGTAGGCTCCAGGTCATGATTGACCTACTTATCACTATTGTCATTGCTGGAGTTGCAGTTACCTATGTCATAGAGTTCATAGAACTTGTAACTGTGGGTATGTTCGGTGTTCCTCTACTCAATAAATTTTTAACACTCCCATTAAGTTTTGGCGCTTTAATCTCTCAAAACTCTTTAGACATGCAGTTCATAGTTGCAGTCCCTGCTATCGCTACAGTTGCATTATTACTTAGTAAGTACTTGAATAAACCAAGGGTTGTACAACAACGACTACCACGACTATAGGGGCACACTATGAAACGAGTTATCCTTTTAACATTTGACCCAAGTGCTGATGTGTACTACCCGCTTGTAGAATTACTCGGCAAAGAAGATGTGAGTGAAGTTCTTATTCCAGTAATTACCAGAGGAATATTTACAGAGACAGCAATCAATGCAGTTAAAGAGCAGGGTATAGATTACAAAATTTACCTCGATGTTGAGACCACCATGGATGGATTAGAAGATGATGCAGATGTAATTACTGTCTGTGTTAATCCGATCAAGGAGTTACTAAACCTCATTACTCCAGATGACATCCTTGCCATGGCTTGGGATGACTCTGATGAGGCACACATGACCCTGCACTCCCTGGAAGATTTTGGCCTTGAGATGTGGAACATCAAGGGGACACTCAACCCCATCGAGATGGACTTTACTGAGGACACCACAGAGGAACTCTTTGATGCAATGCAGGAGAGTCTGACATCCTTCATCGAGGTTTTCTCTGCCTACATAGCCTCCTCGGTCTTAGATACCTTGATGGACACCATAACGGCTCGTCTGGAGGAGGAGTTAGGTTCTAAGGACATCAACCCATTCGGTGACGACACGCCGTGAGAATCCCACACGAGGCGTACACAGCCAATCTGACCGATTATCAGTTCCGACTCCTAGCCACCATATGCCATCTAGCGGGCTCTGAAGGCCGTATACAGGCCTCAGCAGCCCAACTCGGTATATCGACTGGCAACGTCCATGAGAGGACCGTCCGTAGGGGCCTTACTGCCTTGGAAGAGGCTGGCTTTATCAAGCGAACTCGGACCAAGAGGGCCAACGGATACCGTGGGATAGACTTACTGGACATTACAAGCCCAAGCGGAACGCTAGAGTCCCCTAACCTAGAGGACACAAATGTCCGCACCTCACATGACTATAAGTCACGTAGCCATATTACTAATAAGCCATTAGTACCTAATAGCAAAGATAGTAATCAATTAAAAGATATTAGAAACACCGAAGGTGTTTCAATGAAAGAGATACGAGTACCTATGAGAAAATGGGAAGATGATTCAGACAATCTTGCGGGTTTCGGCCTTGTTGAGGAGCGGGATGCTGTTCAGCCGAAGATCCGCAAGTCAGACCCAAAGACCAGAGGCAAGCGACCTGAGCATGAATGGACTCCCATGGACGTCGCTGCTGAATTCTCATATCGAGTTGGTAAACGCTACCCGCTCCTCCCAGGCACCGTTAACGTCCGCCAGTTGTCAGGAGCCCTCAGTAAGTTCCGCAACCAGTACCAAACCACAGCCCTAGTCGAGTTGGAACTGCTCAAACTGTTTATGGCAGATGAGCGCAACTTCCAGAACATCGGGGATGAAGCACCCCACCTCTACAAGTTGTACCTTGCATCCTTTGGCAAGAAGATGAATCAAGCCCGTGAGAATTTGGGGCTAAACAAAGTAAATGCTAAGGTCGATACATCTGTTAAGGTCTCCACCCTAACCGCCAGTGATGGCAAGGTCTTCCAGAATTCATTGTCTGGTCGTGCACAGTTAGAGCGATACGAAAAGAAATTGGGAGCAACTAAATGATTTTAGATACAGGAACAATAATTGCAATCATTATTGCACTTGCTGGTTCAATAGCAGTGATGGGTTTGTTTTGGAGAGAGAACATCTTTTTACAAAAAGAAATAAGAAAACTACTGAAGGAGAAGAACAATGGCTAAGAAAGTTGAAGCAACATTTGTAGCAACAATTACACTCAACACTGAGAAGGCTGGCGGATGGCTTGCTATCGTCAGTGCACAACGCTCTGCTGGTGAGTCTGTAAACTCAATGCAACCTGCAGAAGGTGTCAGCGAGTACACCGCATGGAAGAACGCATCTGCTGCAAAGCGCTGGGTCAAGGAGCAAGTCCTTAAGCACACACCTCGCAAGTCAGTCAAGATGGTTGCGACTGGATCAGTTGATGCAAAAGGTAAGCCAACAGCATTTGCTGGCTCATTAACCTTCAAGGTTGACAACGACTTCACATTCACTAAGTAGTAACTCTGAATGTACGACATCAATCAACTGTCTGCTTTAAAGAAGCACTGGCTACTGCGTACCTCAAATATCCCACGTCGCTTCTTAGGTCTTGAGCAACAGGACATCATCG